ATCTTGCTCCTGGAGTGACCCGGCTCGATAGCTGGAATAATTTACACTCTCTAAATCACCAGCCAAAGAATTGTAATTCACACCAAGGCCGGCACTGATTGAGCGCAGTTGATGCTTCATGAAATCGCCGAAGATCGGGTTAGGACTGCTCGGGTTGTTAGCGATAAAGTCCCAACCTGCCGGTAATTCGCTAATTGTTCCTGGTTCGAGTTCCTGTAGTAGCTGGGTTTGGGTCGTGGCGCCGGTATATCCTTCACCTGGCTTTTTGTAGAAGCCAAGCCAAGCCGCACCGCCTCGCGCTCTCACTGCTTCACTTTCCTCATATCCTCCCACATGGTTTAGCCTGATAGAGCATGTGTGGCTCCATGGGATACCTCGGCTTTGAGTCGCGTCCGTTACAATAAAGGCGTGAATAATTTCATCTGCTTCAATTCGTTGACGGCTATCGATCAAGAATTGCTGGCGGTAGAACTTCTCTGTGGCTGGTGGAGTGAACCAAAATGCAACCGGTCGGTCAAACTCATCCATCTCCACGCTCATTATGACCCGGTTGCCATTTGCCAGTATAGTATTATAGGTTTCATCTAGCCAATCGACTGAATAGAAGTGGACCGAAACCCCAAAGGGGTTATTTTTGACTGGCACCATTCTGCACAGCACTTCACCATCACGCGCAAGGGTTCGCGCAAAGAGGCGCTGAATGGCTGGCCAGTTCATTCTGCTGTTCGCGCTAGCTGTATCAGGATCATTCCCCCATTCCCACCAGAGGTTTTGGATTTTCTGGTTCAATCCTTTTAGTAAAGTCCCATCCGGGGTAGCCGCTCTCACTTGCAGTTGAATGCCTTCAGGCCCTATTACGTTATTCTCAACGAGTTGCAGGAACCGCTTCATGTGGTCTCTGTCGTGAGCCAGTTTCCGGGCGTTTGCCCGAAGTACCCTCAGATCATGTCGTAACTCCTGATCTTCTGACTTTAGAGGGGAAAAAAAATCAGATGTCAACCGGGTAATTTTAGCCGTTACATATCTAGCGGCTTGTGTTGCTCGCCCTGCCCATAGCTGCCATGTCGATTTCGCCTTTTGAGTAATTGTCAGCTTCATCCTTGCCTCATTTGAATTTGATTTTTATTTGTCGGAGGTACTCACCGCCCTGAGCGAGCCGTTCAGCCCTGAGTTCATCTTCATACAATTGAGAGTAAGTGCTTCGTAACTGAATCAGCTCAGTGAGTGGTATCCGGTTGAGCGACCGGCCCGCGATTGAGTAGCTGGATTGATCACGAAACACTTTGTCTTGAATTGCTTGGTTGATAATGTCCAGCGTCTTTTTCACTTGGGAGCGGGGATCATACGGCGCATCAGTGTCGGCAAAATCGGCTTGAAGCAAAAGCGTACCACTACCAATCACATGCTTGTTTGTGCCGTCGCTAATCTGAGCTTGCCAGCCATATGCACCGGCTGGGAGTCCCTGCGTTTTCGCATTGGTGATCGTGGCTTCCCAGTAATCACCGCTCGTGCTGGTGGTGGCCACCACGCTGAAGCTGGCACCAACCGCATTGCCCCGAAAATGGTAAGTCAACGTGAACCCATCTGACGGAGCATAGTCGGAGTCTTCCTTCTTCCAAGTTGTGGTGGTTCCAGCCACCAGCGTTGCCGGTTCCTGATTCAAAACTCCTGTGCTCATTTGATACCTCTCATCCATCCGCTCTTTCGGGCCGGGGCCACGGGTCGTGCTTCAACCTGGACTTCCTCTGGTGATGGGATTACAGCCAGTTGCTCCTCGATTTTCTTCCACCGGGGCGTGAGAATCGTGAGCGCGGCTTCTGCGTAGATCCGACAATCCAGGGCTTCGTTCCTGGCGCTGTCGTGGATTTTTGTGAAATAGGTAATCGGTCGCCCTGTCTCTGGGTCTTTCTGAATCACGCCATTCCGTTTATAAAGAACCTCTTTCTCCGACAGAAGCATATCGAAATATGATTGCTCATACCGGTCGGGAAAGTGACAGAAGCCAGGGCCTGGGGTTGTTCGCCTGAGCGCCTTGTAGAACTCACGCTTGGCTTTCTCTGTGCCAATTACCCACAGGCTGGTTTCATACTCTCCAAGTGCCACCGTCCTGGGGCGCGAAATGAACTCCCGTCCGCGCCGGTTCGAACCTTTGACGGCGTACCATCGGCGGCCACGATTGCGAACCACAAACCCGTAAATGTGTTTTGTGTAGGCGCCGGAGTCTATTGCGGCTGCATCAATCCAGCGTCGTCGCTTTTTGGTATCAGTCAGTGGAGTGCTCAGGAGTGATGCCAGATCCTCCCAAACTTGAGATTCAGTCGGGTCGCCCTCCAGCACATGATATTGCAGTGACCAGCTTTCCTGGTGGTGGCCATAGCCAACGATTTCGATTTCCAGCCGGTTGCCTTGAACATCAACCCCAGCCACAATCACCAGCACGCCGTCCGGAACTTCGGCGGGGTAGGTTTCTTGCTGGAAGCGGATTTCGCCGTCTTTCTTTTTCAATTCTTCCTCTGGGTCCCACGTTCGCGCCAATGAGGTATTGAAGAAGACTTGGAGCTTGGTGCTGTCGCCTTTCTTCTCTTCTTCGGCTTTGGAGACCTCGAAGGGAATGCTGGCTGCGATTTCAAGGCCGACGCGGTTGTAGTCCTCGCGGGAAACGATCTTGTCGTCGAGGAGGTAGTCCATGTAGGACTGTTCGCTTTCGAGTTCGTTGACGAGGGCGCCGCCACGGGCTTTGCGTTGGATGACAAGACCTGCGGAGTTGGTCTTCGGACGACGGTCGACCTTGGAGAAGGCAACGAGAGCCTCGACGAACAGCTTGCGGAATTTGTTGTTCCATTTTTGGTAGAACGAGTGACGCATGATGGCGTTGATGAGGTCTTGCTCAGGGGCGATTTGAAGGAAGCCTTCGAGGGTCGTTGGGACACGAACAGGGCACTCGATTTCGAGGGACTTGTTGATGACGATTGTGGTTGGGTATGTGGTTCCAGTTGTGTCTGACATGATGTTTGGTTTGTTGCTTTGTTTGGTTTGTGTAACCCGAAATGGTTTCGGGAAGAAGGAAAGGTAGCAGAAAAAAGGAAAAGGTCAAAGGGTATTTTTCACAAAGGGGCGGTTTTTAAAAGCAACCTCGGTAAGAGTGTTTGACCGAGGCGAAGAGGGGTTAGGGTGAGGCGGTGGGTTTATTTAACGCTCGATGGTCGACGATGACAGGGAACCAATCGTCGGTGATTTGCTCAGCCATCATCGAGCCGTCTGTGGAGCCAGCCCAGACAAGCTTAACTGATCCGCGCTCCGGCGTGAGAAGGGTCATGTAGCGGAGGTTGCTGCCGGGCTTGATGCCGAGGCAACGGCCCTCTTTGAGCCATTCCATAGCGATCTGAATGGTTAAAGGTGTGTTGAGTGTGATGGTGGGTCCTGGGTAGTTCATGGTAGAGCGAGATGCTGTTTGTGGAGAGAGTTAAAGCGAAGGATGGAGTCGTTGGCACGGGCAATGCCGGTGGTTACAAGGGATGGGATGGAGAGGTGGAAGTCTTCGAGCTGGACGCAGTAGTGGGCTGAGATTCCTGGAACGGTGACTTCGTAGTAGCCAGCACGACAAGTGATGGAAGTGACTTCGTGGTAGGAGAGGGATTCGGTTAGGAGGTAGACGGGTTTGCCGGTGTTTTGACGATGGGTGAGGATGCGTTGCTCTTGATGGCAAGAGGCGCAGAGTTTGAGGTCTGAGAGGAAGTCGAGGGCGGAGCAGAAAGCGCAGTGAGCGCGGGAGGAATTGAGGGATTCGATGGTAGGGTTCATGGTGTTAGGCGCCCATTGTGATTGAGGTTAGTGTGTGCATCGCGCGGGTGCGAGCGACGTAGATGAGGTTGTTTTCTTGTTGGATGGCGGTTGGGGTTTTGGCGAGTGGGGATGGCATCCAGAGGTTTTCACCGAGGATGTAGACGGTAGGCCATTCAAGGCCTTTGGATTTGTGGACAGAGCAGAGGGTTAGGGTGGTTGTGCGGGTGGATGTGGAGTCGGAGAAGATGGATTCGATGTAGGAGTAGAGGGCTTTGATGGAGGTGGCGTGTTGGCAACCGACGAGAAGACATTCGATCTTGTCTTGAAGGGTGGCGAGGGCTAGAGGGGAGAGCTTTTGGGCTTGTTCGCGGAGATGCCAGGCCAGGGCGATGCCGAGTTCGCCGGGTGTGTTGGGTTTGAACTTCCTGGCGAAGTAGATGAGGGACTTGCCGATGTCGCGCCCTTCCATGCGGCATTTTGTTCCGCGGGCTGAGAGACGAAAGGCAAGTCGCATGAGGGGTGCGTTCTTACGGCAGAGGATGGCGTGGGATTGGAGGTCCACAGGAGGGCCATCGAAGAGGAGGTCTTCGAATTTGTCGTAGGTGAGGGAGTTGACAGCTCCTTCTCCCGCCTCAGCTCTGGGGCGGATGTGAGGGACGAGGTGGTTGACGTGACGGATGATGGCTTTGTCACAGCGGAAGCAGGTTGTGAGGGAGAGCTCATGGGCGGAGAAGTGTTTCTTGATGTTGTCGAGGGACTTTGCATCTGCTCCCGTGAAGGCGTAGATGGATTGATGGCGGTCGCCGACAGCGATTAGGCGGCCTCCGGGTTTTGTTCGGACGCAAGGCTCGCCAACTCGAACTTTACACTCGTCTGGCATAGCGGGACCATAGATTGAACCGCAATGAAGGCAAGAGTTCGGCTTTAGCATCCTCTCAATCGCCATTAACCTGCAACGGTTGATGTCCTGAGCCTCATCCACCAGAACAAAGTCATACTGGCGGAAGGGGTAGGAGTGGTAAAGCGGGAGGGCGATCATGTCGGAGAAGTCGACGGAGCTGGTGTCGTTGATGGTTTCGTTGAAAAGGTTAATCGCGAAATCAGCTACGTCTTTAATTGAGATGTTTTCTTGCTTAAAGGAAATTTCATATTTCTCAATGATCTCTTGCCAGTCTGGGTAGTAAATGGTGTCGTTAGGACTTGGGCAAATACCCGTGTCCTTTGCCAAAGAGACCATCCGGCAGATGGAGACAACGTCTTCGAATAGGAACTTGTAGTGCTTGTTAAAGCGTTCCGCGACGTCAGTTGCTTTATCGCGGTTGACTTGGCAGGGTCCGTGTTCGTTTTTGTAGGCAGCGAAGCCGAACTTGTGAACGGTTCCGATGGTGGCTTTGAGGACACCGCGACGGGTTATGCGGTCCTCCATTTCCGGGACGTTCTTGGAGTTGAACATCACGATGGCGATGGAGGCAGAGGGGAAGTAGTGGTTAATGGCTACACATTGCTCGACGAGGGTGAAGGTTTTGCCGGAGCCTGCGACAGAGTCGATGACGAGATGGGAGGTGGATTGGTGGATGAAGTTGATGCAGGCGAGCTGTTCGGGTGTGCAGTTGGAGGAGAGGGCGGGAGGGGTGGCTGTGGGGAGGTCGAGGTCGATGTTCATGCTAGGCGAAGGTTAAAGTTTCAGGGCGGGTAGCGATACCGCGTCCGGTGTTGTTGTAATCAACAAAGATGTAAAGATCGTTCCAAGAGGTGATGCGCCCTTGTTCTGCTTTGTTGGCTGGGTGTGGTTGGTAAGTGACGAGACGACCTTTGTCTTTGTCAGTGAGTTCGGAGATGTTCATAAAGATAAAGACTGGTTTATACAGAGAGCCAGGGTCTGGGTTGCGGTTGGATTAGCTGTCGCTGTCAGCGAGACCAGAGACTTCGCGGGTAAGTGGGCGTGATGGGTCGAAGGATTCGGGTGGGTTGGTGTCTAAGGAGGGTGGGTCTTCTTTGTGGGGGCAGGCGCAGGATTGGATGCTTGCGTTGATGAAGCGACGGAGTGTTGGGACGTTGTGAACGGGGTCGCGGTCATTCCAATGGCGGAAGAAGCGAATCTCGCCGGCGATGAAGTCAACTTCAACGTGGTCGTAGGTTACGCCTCGGTAGAGGATGTTGGAGAGCTCTGCCACGCCCCAGTCAAAGGCGTCGATGGGGTGGGATGGGGAGCAG